CGCCCAGCCCGCGCAAATGGCAGCGCGAGGTGCTGCTGGACATTGCTGAGCACATCAAACTGAACCAAGGCAAAGCTGACTTTGATGTCTTGCAAGAAGCCATATCGTCTGGCCGGGGTATTGGCAAGTCGGCGCTGGTGAGTTGGATCACGATCTGGATGCTGGCCACCAGAATCGGGTCAACAACCATCATTTCAGCTAACTCCGAAAGCCAATTACGCTCAATTACCTGGGCCGAGATCACCAAGTGGCTGGCCATGGCCATCAACTCACACTGGTTTGAAGTCAGCGCCACCCGCGTCATGCCGGCCAAGTGGCTGACTGAACTGGTCGAGCGGGATTTAAAGAAAGGCACCCGGTACTGGGGCGTGGAAGGGCGGTTGTGGTCAGCGGAGAACCCCGACGCCTACGCTGGCGTGCACAACTTTGACGGTGTGCTGGTGGTTTTTGACGAAGCATCAGGTATCGACGACTCGATCTGGGCGGTGACGGGTGGCTTTTTCACAGAAAACACGCCAAACCGCTTTTGGTTGGCCTTCAGTAACCCGCGACGCAACACCGGGTACTTTTACGAGGCTTTTAACTCCAAACGGGCCTTCTGGCGCACCAGAATTGTGGATGCCAGGACGGTCGAGGGCACCGACAAAGCGGTTTACAACCGAATCATTGACGAATATGGGCCCGACTCCTCCCAGGCGCACGTTGAGGTCTACGGCATGTTCCCCAGTGCGGGCGATGATCAATTCATTGGGGCTGACATAGTGGACGACGCCATGGCCCGGCCCAAGTACAAAGACGCCAGCGCCCCAATCGTGATCGGCGTAGACCCGGCGCGGTTCGGAGCGGACGCGACTGTCATCGCCGTGCGCCAAGGGCGGGATATTGTCAAGATCATGCGGCACAGGGGCGACGACACCATGACGGTGGTGGGGTATGTGATCGAAGCGATTGAGGAGTTCAAGCCGGCGCTGGTCGTGATCGACGAAGGCGGGCTGGGCGCGGGTATTGTGGACAGGCTTAAAGAGCAGCGGTACAAGGTCAAGGGCATAAACTTTGGGAATAAAGCCAAAAACCCGATCATGTACGGTAATATGCGCGCGCAGATGTGGGGAGATATGCGAGAATGGCTGAAATCTGCTAGTATCCCTAGCGACAGGTTCTTGAAGACGGACTTGATTTCGCCTATGATGAAGCCTGATTCACGGGGAACAATCTTCTTGGAAAGCAAAAAAGAAATGAAAGCTCGCGGTCTTGCCTCACCCGACGCTGCTGACGCTATCTGCGTCACGTTTGCCTTTCCAGTGGCACATCGTGAATATGCTGAACCCAAGCGCACCGCCAGAAGCTACGGTAGCGCAGTGTCTACAGGATGGATGGGCGCATGAAGAAGGTTTCTCTCAGTGTAGGACGCGGCGAAAAGTTGCCGGTGTCCAAGGGCGCGGGTCTGACTGAGAAGGGCCGCGCTAAGTACAACGCCGCTACAGGTTCCAACCTCAAGGCGCCAGCACCCAACCCTAAGACCAAAGCAGATGCTGGCCGCAAAGCCAGTTTTTGCGCCCGCATGGAAGGCGTAGTCAAGCATGCCAAAGGCGATGCTGAACGCGCCAAGGCGTCACTCAAACGATGGAAGTGTTGATGAAAACGTGCTTTAAATGCAAAACTAGCAAGCCTGTTAGCTTGTATTTTAAGCATGCGCAAACCGCAGATGGGTTGCATAGCTGGTGCAAAGATTGTTGCACCGTGGGTAGCCTAAAATCTAGGGCCAAGCAGAACTCCACCATTGAAGGCCGAGCAAAAATATTTTTGCAAAACGCCCGAAAAAGCGCAGTTAAACGCAAGCAAAAATTTTCTTTATCTGTTGCTGACATTGTGGAATGTTGGGGCACCCAGTGGGGAGTATGCGCATACAGCGGTCGGCAAATGACGCTGGAAGCAGGCCAACTTAACACAGTTTCCATAGAGCGTATTGACAGCGCTATTGGTTACACGCCTCAGAATACAATTCTTGTATGCCAAGCCATCAATCGAATGAAATCTGACTTTGGTTTTGAAGACTTCTACAATCTGTGCAAAGATGTTGCAGATTTTCTTGGCAACGATAAACTAGAGCTTGCTGTTGGAGCGCACAAATGAAAAAACCAGGTAGCCCCGGCTTGTATGCGGCAATCCACGCCAAACAAGCACGTATCGCTGCTGGCTCTAAAGAGAAGATGAGAAAGCCGGGCTCACCCGGCGCGCCCACTGCCAAGGCTTTCAAAGAATCGGCCAAAACTGCAAAGAAGAAGTAACATGCCGCTTGTCAAATCCAAATCCCCCGAAGCATTCCGCAAGAACGTCAAGGCCGAGATCAAGGCGGGCAAGCCCGTCAAGCAGGCCGTGGCAATCGCGTATGCAGTCAAACGTGCAGCCCCGAAAGGAAAGAAATGAAGACCCTCGCCCCTATTGCCAAACTGAACAGCCGCGAACCCAAAATGTCGGGCGCTGGCATGCCAGCACGCAACAAAGAGACTTATTCACCCACTGCCAACTGCCATGCCACGATTCCATCGGGCAACAATGTCAAGGCAACGGTGGACAAAGTCCTTAACAAGATCAAATAATGGCAGACTTCACAGGCATTGCGGCTGCTGGCGCAGTGGCCGAAGGCGGTAAACCTAAGAAAAGCGCGTCTGACATCTTGGCCACAGCCCGTGCCAGGCTTGATCTGGCGGTGTCCGCGCTTGCTGAGAGCCGCGAAGATGAGATCGACGATCTGCGTTTTTACGCCGGCTCGCCCGACAACCACTGGCAATGGCCCGCCGATGTGCTGGCTACCCGTGGTGCGGTGCAAGGGCAGACGATTAACGCCCGGCCTTGTCTAACGATCAACAAACTGCCCCAGCATGTGCGCCAGGTCACCAACGACCAGCGCCAGAATCGGCCCGGCGCCAAGGTCATCCCGGTGGACGACAACGCCGACGTGGAAGTGGCCGACATCTTCAACGGCATGATTCGGCACATTGAGTACATCAGCGACGCCGATGTGGCCTACGACACTGCCTGCGAAAACCAAGTTTCTTACGGCGAAGGTTACCTTCGCCTGCTGACCGAGTACTGCGAAGACAACACGTTTGACCAAGACATCAAGATTGGCCGTGTGCGCAACTCCTTTTCGGTCTACATGGATCCAACGATCCAAGACCCGACCGGTGCGGATGCCAAATGGTGCTTTGTCACTGAAGATGTGACCAAAGCCGAGTTTGAGCGGATGTATCCTGACGCCTCGCCCATCACCACCTTGCAGTCGCTGGGTGTGGGCGATCAGTCGATCAGCAATTGGCTCAATGAAGACACGATCCGCATCGCGGATTACTACTACATCGACTTTGACCGCACAACGCTGAACCTGTACCCCGGCAACGCCACGGCGTTTGAAGGTACGCCAGAGGACAAGCAACTGCGGGCGATCTACGGCAAGCCCAAGAAGTCACGCGAGTCTGACCGTCCAAAGGTCAAATACTGCAAGATCAACGGGTACGAAATCCTTGAAGAGCGCGAGTGGGCGGGCAAGTACATCCCCGTAATCCGCATTGTGGGCAACGAATTTGAGGTTGACGGTCGCTTGTACGTGTCGGGCTTGGTGCGCAACGCCAAGGATGCCCAGCGCATGTATAACTACTGGGTCAGCCAAGAGGCCGAGATGCTGGCCTTGGCCCCCAAAGCCCCGTTCATCGGCTACGGTGGCCAGTTTGAAGGCTATGAACAGCAATGGAAGACCGCCAACACGCAGAACTGGCCGTATTTGGAGGTCAATCCAGACGTTACAGACGGCCAAGGCGGCATGTTGCCACTACCCCAGCGGGCACAGCCTCCAATGGCCTCCAGCGGCCTCCTGCAAGCCAAGGCAGGGGCGTCTGAAGACATCAAGTCCACCACTGGACAATACAACGCCAGTTTGGGTATGGGCTCTAACGAGCGCAGCGGCAAGGCCATTCTGGCTCGCCAGCGCGAAGGCGATGTGGGCACATACCATTACGGCGACAACTTGGCTCGCGGCGTGCGCCATGTGGCCCGCCAGTTGGTGGACTTGATACCCAAGATTTACGACACCCAGCGCATCGCTCGCATCATCGGTGAAGATGGCGAAACCAAGATGATCAAGATCAACCCTGACCAGCAGCAGCCGGTCAACAAGATCATGGATGAGCGCGGGATTGTGATCGAAAAAATCTACAATCCAGGAGTCGGCAAGTACGACGTGGTGGCAATCACTGGCCCAGGATACGCAACCAAACGTCAAGAGGCATTGGAGGCAATGGCACAACTGTTGCAAGGCAATCCTCAACTGTGGGCTGTGGCCGGTGACCTATTCGTTAAGAATATGGATTGGCCAGGCGCCCAAGAGATGTCCAAGCGTTTTGCCAAGACCATTGACCCCAAGTTCTTGTCAGACGGTGAGGACAACCCAGCATTGCAAGCTGCACAGCAGCAGATGCAGGCCATGGGTCAAGAGATGGAACAGATGCACCAGATGATCAGAAACGTGGGCAAGTCCATTGAAGTGCAAGAGCAAGAGCGCAAGGACTTTGAGGCCCAGGTCAAGGCATACGAGGCTGAAACCAAGCGTTTGGCTCAAGTGCAGGCAAGCATGTCACCAGAGCAAATTCAAGATATAGTCTTGGGTACGGTGCATGGCATGATCACGTCTGGCGATTTGGTCAGCGAAATGCCTGGCCGAGATCAGAATGAGATGATGCCCGAACAACAAGGGATGCCACAATGAAAGCGTGCGATTTTTTAGGTCTATTGTTTTTGGCGCGGGACGTAGCGCACTCAGTGCATCTGAACACCCGCAGCTACAGCAAACATGTGGCGCTCAACATCTTCTACGACCGAATTATTGGCGCGGCTGATGACTTTGCGGAAGCCTATCAAGGCCGGCATGGTTTGATGGGGCCAATTACTTTGCATTCGGCAAAGAAGACAGCTAACATCATTGAATTCTTGGAAGACTCTCTGAAAGAAATTGAAGACTGCCGGTATGAAGTGGCTGACAAATCCGACTCATCTTTGCAGCAGCTCATTGACAACATCATTGAGATTTATCTTCGCACTCTGTACAAACTTCGCTTTTTGGCATAAGGACGCATCATGGAACTTCTGAATCCGCTATCACAAACTGGTTTTCCTGGCCGCACCGCGTCTTACAGCGGTTCTGCGGGTAATACTGCTGATTGGGGTTCTGGCCCTGAAGGCGTAATGGTCTGGTCTACGACCCCTTGCTATGTAGAGATTGGCCCTGCGGCTGTTGCAACAACTGGCAGCACCCCAATCCCTGCATACACCCCAATCCCGTTTTACTTGCCTATGGGCACTGGCGCTCCTTTCCGCGTGAGTGCCATTCGCATTGCGGATGACGGCGCAATCTATTGCAAACCGATTAACAAGCAATGAGTTTTGGTGTCGCTCTTCGCAACGCAGTAGCCATTGGTCTTGGCGGTATTGCCACGCTGGTTTCTGGAAAGCATGCCGAGATCATTATTGGCAATTTGTTGTGCGAAAACAATGACAATCTCGTCCAAGAGGACGATGGTTTGATTCTTTTGGAGTGACCTAAATGGCCGTCTTTCTTTCCCCTGTGGGCGGCGCTGCGGCCCAGTTTTTCACCAACAGCGGCGTAATTCTGTCTGGCGGCAAGCTGTACACATACGCAGCGGGCACAACTACACCAAAAGCAAGTTACACGTCTTCTAGCGGCAGCACGGCGCATACCAACCCAATTATTTTAGATTCCGCAGGGCGTGTGCCTGGCGGTGAAATATGGTTGTTGGCGTCCCCCTATAAATTTGCTTTGTACACGTCTGCGGATGTATTAATTGCAACTTACGACAATATTTCAGGCATCGGCGCAGCAGAATTCCAAGTTCAAAATTTTACCGGCACAGGCTCACAAACTATATTCACATTAAGTTCGGCATCTTTGGGTGAGAACTTTACGTTTGTGTACATAAATGGCGTGTATCAACAGAAAAATACTTACGCCGTGTCTGGCACAACGCTGACGTTCTCAACAGCGCCGCCTTACAATTCATCCATTGAAGTCATGTTCAATTAAGGAATCATCATGGCCGACACCAAAATTTCCGCACTACCCGCATCCACCGTCCCGCTTGCGGGCACTGAAGTTCTGCCCATTGTTCAATCTAGCTCTACAAAACAAGTATCTGTTGCTAACTTGACTGCTGGCCGCGCAATAAGTGCAACTCAACTTACTTTGACCACAGGCAACCTGATTGTTGCAAATGGTCAAGGCATAGATTTTTCTGCTACACCAAGCACAGGTACAAGTGAATTGTTCAATGACTATGAAGAAGGTACTTGGACACCAGTTCTATCAAGTCAATCGGGGTCATTTACCACGGTAACGCTAGGTGGAGACACATCAGCTTATTACACCAAAATTGGCCGTGAAGTTACGTTTCAAATGTGGTTTACGACTGACGCAATTACGGTTGGAACTGCAAGCGGAGATGTTTATATTTCATTGCCATTTACAGCCGCAACATTGGCTGGCGCTGGCGATCATTCTTCTGCGTCTGTAAGTCTCTCCTTAAACTTCACTATAAACCATCCTGATTCTGCTCTTGTGCGAGGTGGTGATGCCAAAATGAACCTTATTTATCGAACTGTTGCAAATGGTGGAACAAGCAATTTACAGGTTGGAAGTTTGGCAACTGGTGCTGGCTCAAACATCGTTGTTATTTCTGGCTTGTACATTGCGGCCTAAAAGGAATTCAAATGGCGCTGACTAAAGTATCTTTTTCAATGATAAATGGCATTTATGCCAATGTCTTTGATTTTATGACCGCAGCGCAGATTGCGGATGTGCAAGCAAGGACAGCGGCTGTTGACGTAACTGCCGCTGTTCAAGCTGCTTTAGACTCTAATCAAGCAGTTTATTTCCCCGCTGGCATTTATAAAATTACTGCAACATTGACCGGCAAAAGTTGCCGATTGTTGGGCGAACCTGCAGATAATGCTTCAATTTTAAAGTACACAGCAGTAAACGACACACCTTTGCTGTCTATTGAATATGACTATGATTTTGCAAACGCCTACACCACAATTTCAAACATAACGCTACAAGGGGCAAACAAAACAGTAAACACTGGCGTTTATCTGTACAACGCTGCCGACATTGACGACATTGATGCTTTTTTTACAGACGTATTTTTTGACGGGTTTAACAAATCAATTCACATTGTTGGTCGAGGTCTTAAAGTTTCAAGTTGCTCATTTGTAACAACCACTTATGCGGTTTACTTAGATCGTGAGGCATCCCCTGTTGTTGGCCCTGAGCCAGACCAAAAAATTGGCAGTGGTGCAAGGAGTTATAGAATTGAAAATTGCCGTTTTCATGCAATGGGCGATGCGACTTGGTGTGTCGCAAACATTTCACCGACAAATGGAAATAAAGATTTCACCCGAGGCATTCAGTTTGTTGGCAATTATATTGACACCACTTGCGGCTTTATGATTGGCGCTTTTCGTGAAAGTTTGTTTGTTGGAAATCAGCATCTTTACCCAACGCCTACACTAAAAGTTTTTGACTCAGATGGCGGCAACATATTAAACAGCATAATCACAGGCAATACATTTACATCATGGCCTAATGCTGGCGGCGCAACATCAAGAAATTATTTAAATATTATCTATTGCAACGGCAATATTGAAAGTTTAAATTTTAGCGGCAATACAGTCCGAAATGTAAACGCTGAAGTAATTGAAGTTACGGGCAATGTTTCTGAGTCCAGTATTTCATCTAATGTATTTACAAACGTCATGTTGAACGCAGTAACAACCTTGACACGGATCATAAAAGTTGCTGGCAATGTTTCTGCGTTTAACTTTACCGCAAACACTATTGGTCGAGATGAAACAACCGCAACTGTCGGTGATGTGTTGGTGCTCATAACAGGCACTGCATTTTTTGTTGATTGCAGCCATAATGCTTTTAACACTAACGCCCTTGTTGCTTGCAATAAAGGCGGCTTCTTTAACTTTAGCGATACAGGCAACCGTGTTGCGTATCTTGGTGATGTGCCGTCAACAGGCACATGGAGGCGAGGCGACATTGTGTGGGATACCGATCCATCTGCTAGTGCGCCACCAGGCTGGGTCTGCGTGACTGCGGGTACACCTGGCACTTGGAAAGCAATGGCAAATCTTGCCGCTTAATTTAAGGAAAAATCATGGCATTCAAAAAATCATTGCAAACGCCTTTTGGCATTGAAGTTCAGGACGCATACCATCGAGTTGAGGGTGTGCAATTGGTTTCAAAAACTGAAATGAAATTTCAAGTTCGTGCATCAATTGATGGTGTAAAACCTCACTTTGCAGATTCCGCATATCAATGTGAATATGATATTGCTGGCGATAACCCAGTTCGCCAAGCCTATAAATATATAAAAACTTTGCCAGAGTTTGCTGGCATAACCGATTGTTAAACCAAAGCCCAAGTGGATTCTTGGGCAATACTAGGAGAGCATCATGTTGGAAAAAGTAACTGTAGTTGATCGTATCGAAGTTGTTGAAAATGGCTGTATTCAAGTTCGCACCAAAACTGCCATCATGGAAGATGGCAAACAGATCAGCGGCACATTTCACCGCCACGTTGTTGCCCCAGGCGACGATTACAGTGCAGAAGATGCCAAGGTACAGGCCATTTGCGCTGCGGTGCATACTGCTGGCGTGATTGCCACTTACCAAGCGGCCCAAATTCCAGCATAATGCTGACAAACCCGTACCGGTGAGGTTCACCGGGGAATCTTAGGATTCATTGACATGACTGAAGAAGTCCAAAACCTAGCGGAAGTTGACTCCGCGCCAGCAACGGAAGTGACGGCCACTCCTGAGACTGTAGAAAATGCGCCGGTAGTCGCTGATGAGCAGAAAGAACCTTCAAGGGTTTTTACCCAAGAAGAACTGGATGCAGCCATTGGTAAGCGGCTTGCGAGAGAACAGCGTAAGTGGGAAAGAGAGCAGACTCAAAGGCAAGCGGAAACGCAAGCATTGAGAGCGCCAGCAGACATCCCGCCGGTTGATCAGTTTGAAAGCCCTGAAGCCTATGCAGACGCATTGGCTTACAAAAAGGCTGAAGAGCTGCTTGCCCAGCGTGAACATGCCCGGCAGCAATCTGAAATTCTTGAGACTTATCACGAAAAGGAAGAAGAAGCTCGGAACAAATACGATGACTTTGAACAAGTCGCGTACAACCCAAAACTTCCAATCACGACCGTGATGGCTCAGTCGATTCAAGCCTCGGACGTTGGCCCTGAAGTAGCTTACTACCTCGGTGCAAACCCCAAGGAAGCAGATCGAATCTCCCGTCTTGCACCTATCTTGCAGGCCAAAGAAATTGGACGGATTGAGGCCAAGTTGGCCAGCGATCCACCAGTGAAGAAAACGACATCCGCGCCAGCACCGATTTCTCCCGTGACGGCTCGCTCTTCTGGAGCACCGGCTTATGACACGACTGATCCACGGTCTACCAAGACCATGAGCGCCTCAGAGTGGATTGACGCCGAACGAGCCCGACAGTTGAAAAAGATGCAGGCAAACCGCTAAATTTTTAAAGGACTTTTTTCATGGCTAACAGTATCTTAACCATCGACATGATCACGCGCAAAGCGCTTGAGATTCTCGAAAACAACCTTGTGTTGACCCGTAACGTGAACCGTCAGTACGACGACAGCTTTGCTGTTGAAGGTGCCAAGATTGGTTCGACCCTGCGTATTCGCCTGCCTGATCGCGCTTTGGTGACCGACGGTGCCGCCTTGCAAGTTCAAGACGACAACGAACAGTTCACCACCTTGACCGTGGCCAGCCAAAAGCACATTGGTGTCAACTTCACATCTGCTGAATTGACCATGCAATTGGATGACTTCGCAGAGCGTGTGTTGAAGCCTCGTATCAGCCAGTTGGCCAGCTCCATCGATGCCGACGTCGCCAATGCTTACAAGAGCATCGGTAACACCGTGGGCACTCCTGGTACCACTCCTTCGACTTCTTTGGTGCTGTTGCAAGCCCAGCAAAAGCTGAACGAGAACGCCGCTGTGATGAGCCCCCGTTATGCCACCGTCAACCCTGCCGCTAACGCTGGTTTGGTCGAAGGCATGAAAGGTCTGTTCAACCCCACCGATACCATCAGCCGCCAATTCAAGAATGGCATGATGGGCATGGGTGTGTTGGGCTTTGACGAGATCAACATGTCTCAGTCGATTAAGCAGCACTCCACTGGCACCCGCGCCGCTACCGGCACCGTCACTGCTGCCGCCGTGACCGCTGAAGGTTCTGCGACGCTGACGCTGACTGTTGGCTCTGGTGAAACCATCGCCGTTGGCGACGTGTTCACAATTGCTGACTGTTACGCTGTGAACCCGCAGACTCGTGAGTCCACCGGCTCGCTGTTCCAGTTTGTGGCTTTGGCATCAACGACTGCCACCACCACTGCTACCGTGACCGTGGCTCCGATGTACTCGGCCAGCCATGCTTTGGCTACCATGCTGACTTTGCCTGGTAACAACAAAGCTGTAGTGTTTGTGGGCGCTGCTTCAACCCAGTACCCCCAGAACTTGGTCTACCACAAGGACGCCATCACGTTCGCTACCGCTGACTTGTTGCTGCCCCAGGGCGTAGACATGGCCGCGCGTGCCGTTCACAATGGCATCAGCTTGCGTGTGGTTCGCCAGTACGACATCAACAACGACCGTATGCCTTGCCGTATCGACGTGTTGTATGGCTTCTCCACCATTCGTCCTCAGATGGCCTGCCGCATTTGGGGTTGATTTGAAACGGGGCTTCGGCCCCTTTCGTTGTAACTTTTTAAAGGAAATTTATCATGGCATTACCTAATGGCGCAGGCGGTTACCAAGTTGGTGACGGCAATCTGACTGAAGCTCAACTCACCGTACAAACCATCCCCGCAACTTTGACCGGCGACACCACTTTGACCGCCGCTCAAGTGGCGGTTGGTTTGGTTGTTTGTGCAAAAGCCTCGGACGCTACATTGACAGTTACGTTGCCCACCGCAGCGTTGCTTGATGCAGCTATTCCTAGCGCAAAAGTTGGTTCAGCTTTTGAATTGACCATTTGCAACAACAACAACACCGGCTCATCGTCTACCGTTCCTGTTACCACAGGCACTGGTATTACGATCTTTGGCTCTGTGACTGTCCCACGTTTTGGTGCGCACACGTACCGTTTCGTGCGTACTGGTGACGCAGCCTATTCGGCGTTTTTGAAGTAAACCTAATGGGGGCTTCGGCCCCTGTTTTTAAGGAACAATCATGCCTACAAACACTAAACCTGTTGGTGTTGCGTACGAAGACCCGCAACTTGACGGTGCAATCATTGGCACTGCCGGCGGCACTGCTGGCTTTTATGGCACTACGCCTGTTGCCCAAGCTGCTGCCATCACAGCCGTCACCAATACCGCCACCGGTACTGAACTGGCGACTGCAATTAACGCGCTTCGTGTGACGTTGAAAAACATTGGCATAACTGCCTAAACCAACCAGGGGGCTAATCACCCCCTTCTTTTTATGCCCATCATTTACATGTCTCACCCTGTCCACGGCGCAAAGATTGCATCGATGGAACTTGAAGCCGAGAACGATGAAAGAAATGGCTGGACACGCTATACTCTTGACACGCCTGATGTTGTTGAAGAGGCGGCTCCACAGGAAGTAAAACGTAGACGTGGCCGCCCGGCTGTTGAGGCGGTCGAACAAGGAGCGTAAATATGGCGACCTACACCGCTGCCGATCAGATCAACCGGGCGCTGCGGCTGCTGGGTGTGCTGGCCGAAGGTGAAACCCCTTCTGCATCGGTGTCTCAAGACGCTTTAATGGCGCTCAACCAGATGATTGACTCTTGGAACACCGAGCGTCTGTCTGTCTTCCGTACCATCGACCAGATTGTCAATTGGCCGGTTGGCTCAATCGAAGAAACTCTTGGCCCTACCGGCTCCTTGGTGCGCCTAAACGGCACTGCCGTGCGGCCTGTTTTGGTGGACGACGCCACCTATTTCAAAGACCCCGGCACTGGGGTGTCGTATGGCATTAAGCTGATCAATCAGCAGCAGTACAACGGCATTGCGGTCAAGACCGTGACCTCAACCTTTCCCCAAGTCATGTTTGTCAACATGACCTACCCAGACGTTACGATCAACATCTACCCGCGCCCCACACGTTTGCTGGAGTTCCACTTTGTCAGCGTGCAAGAGTTAAGTCAGCCAGCCAATTTGGCAACCGACATTTTGTTTCCGCCTGGGTATTTACGGGCTTTTGTGTACAACTTGGCCATGGAGTTTGCGCCTGAGTTTGGCGTTGAGCCCAGCCCCCAGGTACAGCGCATCGCCATGACCAGCAAGCGCAACTTGAAGCGCATCAACAATCCTGATGACATCATGTCTATGCCGTATTCGTTGATTGCGACTCGCCAGCGCTTTAACATCTACGCCGGCAATTACTGATGAAGACGCCTATCCTTGGCTCGACCTACGTAACCCGCAGTGTCAACGCTGCGGATGCGCGCATGGTCAATCTGTTTCCAGAAGTCATCCCCGAAGGCGGCAAAGAGCCTGCATTCTTGCAACGCTGCCCAGGGTTGACGCTTTTATCAACAATGGGCGATGGCCCTATTCGCGGTCTGTGGGCGTTCTCGCCCAACGACGGTGTCGGCTTTGTAATATCGGGCAATCAGCTCTACAAAATCAACAACGCTTATACACCCACGCTGATTGGTACCGTGGCGGGCACTGGGCCGGTCAGCATGGCCGACAACGGCACGCAACTGTTCATCGCCGCCAACGGCCCCAGCTACATCTACAACAACACCACCAACGCCTTTGGCCAAATCACTGACCCCGATTTTCCCGGCGCGGTGACTGTCTGCTATCTGGACGGCTATTTTGTGTTCAACGAGCCCAACAGCCAAAAAATGTGGGTCACAACCCTTTTGGACGGCACGTCCATTGATCCGCTTGAGTTTGCCAGCACCGAAGGGTCGCCTGACGGCCTGTTGGCCGTGGTGTCCAACTTCCGTGAAGTCTGGGCCTTTGGTACAAACTCCATTGAGGTCTGGTACGACTCAGGCGCCACAGACTTCCCCCTGCAACGCATCCAAGGCGCGTTTAATGAACTTGGCTGCGCCGCCCCCTACTCCATCGCCAAGATGGACAACGGCCTGTTCTGGTTGGGCCGGGATCGCCGGGGCCAAGGTATCGTCTACCGAGCCAATGGTTACCAAGGCCAGCGAATCTCGACCCATGCAGTTGAGTGGCAAATCCAACAGTACGGCGACATGTCGGACGCGATTGCGTACACTTATCAACAGGATGGTCACAGCTTTTACGTGCTGATCTTCCCCACGGCCAACACCACTTGGGTGTACGACGCCGCTACCCAAGCCTGGCATGAGCGTGCTGGCTTTGTTGACGGTGCGTTTACCCGGCACCGCAGCAACTGCCAGATGGCGTTTAACAACGAGGTTGTCGTTGGTGACTTTGAAAACGGCAACATCTACGCCTTTGATCTTGACGTGTACGCCGACAACGGCCAGATTCAAAAGTGGCTGCGCACCTGGCGGGCGCTGCCCACGGGTCAGAACAACTTGAAGCGCACGGCCCATCACAGCTTGCAATTAGACTGCGAAACGGGCGTAGGGCTAAATACTGGCCAAGGCTCATACCCCGAAGCCATGCTGCGTTGGTCAGACGACGGCGGGCACACTTGGTCAAATGAGCATTGGTCGCCGCTTGGCAGAATTGGTGCGTATGGCCACCGGACGTTTTGGCGGCGGCTGGGCATGACGCTCAAGCTGCGGGATCGCGTCTATGAGCTGTCCATGACTGATCCGGTCAAAGTGGCCATCATGGGGGCCGAATTGATTATCAGCCCAACCAATGCCTAGCCCCAACGCAAATCCAACGCCTATCACACCCCCCAGGGTGCCGTTAATTGATCCGCGCACCGGGTTGATTGACCGGGCGTGGTACTTGTTCTTCCTGTCGCTCAATAACGCCGCGACAAATATCTATGACAGCGTAGATATTGGCCCCAGCGCTGAGTCGTTGATCGCGTCTTACGACGAAGCATTGCGCGCTGTCAATCAAGAATTACAAACGTTGCCGCCTGCAATTGACTATTCGGAAGACATCCTCAAGATCAAACACGAAGGCGATTTACAGCCGTCGTCCGAAGTAGGTGAGTTGCAGGCACTGATTAACGAGGTGCGTCAGCAACTTGAAACGCTCCCCCGCCCATCGCTGGGCACGCTGTCGGCGGTTAACATTGATTGGGTTCCTTACCTTGGCTTTGACACCGCGCCACCTTGGATTGGCACGACTGCGGGCCAATTTTGGTTTGATTCGGCCACGGGCTCATTCAACGCCAAGATGGGCAACAACAACATCACTCAGCAAGTGGGTGAAGAAATTTTTGTCTATGGCAAAGCGTCTGCCGCTGTTACCGATTCGCCCTTGCAAATTATCTACCACACAGGCGTTGTAGGGGCCAGCGGCGTTATTACGTTTGCGCCCACGATTGCAGGGATTACAGACGCCAATGCAATTGTCGGCGTAGCTACTGAATCCTTGGCTCTTAATGATTTTGGGCGAGCTACTGTTTTTGGAACAGTGCGGGGCATTACAACCAACGGCACTGCTTTTGGTGAAGTTTGGGCTGATGACGACCCAATTTGGTACAACCCAGTAACAGGCAACCCAACCAAAGTTGAGCCTGTCGCCCCTAACATTAAGATACAAGTTGGCTATGTAATTAAAGCGGGGGCAGGCGGTTCTGGGTCTTTTCACGTTGAAATCATTCGAGGCTCAAAACTTGGCGGCACAGATTCCAATGTTGAGTTTGGCACGTTGGCCAACGGCGACTTGATCCAGTACAGCACTTCATTGGGCTATTGGACAAACGTTACGCCAGCATCTGTGTTGGCGGCGGCGTCGGGAGCGCCGGTCACCAAAACCGCTAACTTTACGGTTGCCAATGGTGAAACTTGGTTTATCAACAATAAATCAGGATCAACTTGTACGGTAACCTTGCCAACTGCGTCGCTGTGGACGGGCAGGTATTTGACTTTTAAGAACATGCAAGCGCAGACTTTGGTGTCTGCATCAAGCAACGTTGTGCCCATTGACAGCACGTCTGCTGGCACAGCAATCCTCTTGGCAGTTGTAGGGAATTGGGCGACAATGGTGTCTGACGGCACCAATTGGGTCATCATGCAACAAGCCGCTAATAACTGCCTCTTATTGGAGTAAACCATGACAGTCACCGTCAAAGTCCTTGTACCGGCCAAAATCGTCGAGGCCAGCCAGACCACCCAGTACACAGCTACTGGCGTCACGGCCATCATCGACAAATTCACCGCGACCAACTACAGCGCCAGCGCTGCAACCATCAGCGTCAACTTGGTCACTGTGGCTGGCTCTGCCGGCAACGCCAACTTGATCACCAAGACCAAGACGCTCCAAGCGTCTGAGGTCTATACTTTCCCCGAGTTGGTGGGCCAAGTGCTGGGCATAGGCGACTTCATCAGCACCATTGCAGGCACTGCTACAGCTATCAACATGCGCGTCAGTGGCCGTGAGGTGACATGATCCATCACCACTTCAGCGCAGGCGTCTATGCCAAAGAGACCCGCATCCCGGCGGGGTACGTCTTAGTTCAGCACGCCCACAAACATGACCACCTGTCCATCTTGGCCAGCGGGTCTGTTGAGTTGGCGGTCGATGGGATCAAATCAGTTGTTCATGCGCCTGCTTGCCTGACAATCGCCGCAGGCAAGCATCACGGCATAAAATCAATCACAGACGTTGTGTGGTACTGCGTACACGCCACCGATTGCACAGATGAAGCTGAGATCGACGAAGTGCTGATTGAGTCTGGCGATATGGAAGAAATGAAAGAGTTGGCTGAAAGCCTGAAGGAGTAAATTATGCCTTGGTCATTTATCATCCCCGCTGCGGTCAGTCTGTTTTCTGCAAGCCAGAACCGCAGCGCAGCATCACAAGCGTCTGATGCAGCTACGCGAGCATCTGAAAATTCGCAGGCGTTGCAATACCAGATGTTTCAAGAACAAAAGGCATTGCAAGAGCCCTGGCGTTTGGCAGGTACCAATGCGCTGGCCAAGATGCAAGAGCAATACAGCAACATGCCCGCCGCGTTTACCGGCAGAGTTGATCTAGGGCAAGACCCAGGCTATGCGTTTCGATTGTCGGAAGGCCAAAAAGCACTGGATCGAAGCGCTGCTGCCCGAGGTGGCTTGATCTCAGGCGGGGCCATGAAGGCCGCGCAACGGTTCGGCCAAGACATGGGCAGTCAGGAATACCAAAACGCCTACAACCGAGCGCTGACGGGTTACAACGCTGATGTAGCGCGTGAGACGTTGGGCTACAACCGTTTGGCGTCTATGGCCGGCTTGGGCCAAACTTCAGCCAACACGCTGACAAACGCGGCGGGTTCGTATGGCACCAACGTGGGCAACGCCATGATCAACCAAGGCATCAATGCTGGCAACGCTGGCATGGCCGGGACACGGGCAATGACTTCAGCGTATGGCGACATCGCCAACCTGTATGGTCGCACTAACCCTAGTTTTGGTAGCTTGTACGGCGGCGGCAACGCTGGTGCTGGATACGCCGGCGCAGCCGGCTTAGGTTGGGAAGGTTAATCATGGCACTTGACTTTGGAATTCTTCAGCCCGCAAACATCAGCGGCCAGCTTCAAGCTGGCCAAGAGTCTGCCATGCGTAACCAGTTGGCCCAGCAACAGTTGGCCGCAGGCCAACAGCAGATGGAAACTGGTCGGATGCAGCAGGAAAAAGCTGGCTTAGAGATGCAACAGTTCAGACGCAGGCAGTCTGCGCTGGATAAATTTTTAAGTGATGCTGAAAAGGGTGGCCATACAGGCGACCCCGAAGACGTTGCAAAAAGTTTTTTTAATTTTGCAATTACAAACGGCGATCCATCAGTTGTAATGGCCGCTCAACAAGCGTTGATGGCCGCCAAAGAACGCAAGGCGTATATTGCCAGCCGCACGCCTGGGGCGCCTGCTATGCCCGTTGCGCCAGCAGGCTCAGAAGACCGCTTAGGCGATTTTATCTCGCAGATTGAGGCAAAGCAAAACGCGCCGATGCCTATGCCTGCGGTGACCGGTCGCCCCATTCAGCCTGAGATGGCTGTTGCACCTGCCGCCAACATGCTTGCGCCTGCACCGGCACCCGCCGCCGTTGCGCCGGCCAACGCACTGGCAGGGCCAGACACAAAAGCCTTAGAGAATGAAATTTTTCGGTTAGAAACTCAATTTGCCAACGTCCCCGAAGCGCAAAAAGAAGCGGCAAGGCTTAAAGAAAGACTCAAAGAGTTTTATACGCCTCGCGTTGTGGGTAACTCATTAATTGTAGGTAACAAACCGGTTTATACCGCACCGCCAACTGAAACTGAGTTGCAGAAAAATTTCAAGTTTGCAAAAACACTTGAGGGCGGCGGTTACAAAGGCACGTTTGACCAGTTCAAAGCTATTTCAGCGCCTAAAACAACTATCACTATGAGCACCGAGAAAAAATACGGTGAACAATTTGCAGGCAAAATCGCGGACAGCGATAGCAATAAATTAGGCGCCGCAGAAAAGGCGCCTCAATTGGCTGAAAGTGCAAATCGAATTATTGATTTGGTTAGTCAAGGCAATCTATTCACCGGGCCAATTGCAGATGTCAAATTGAATATTGCGCGTGCTTTGAATGTTGTAGGCGCGAGCAACGACGAAAAAATTGCCAACACTGAAGCGCTTATCGCTGCTACAGGCCAAAGCACGCTTGATGCAATTAAGGGTGCCGGTTTAGGCACAGGCCAAGGATTTACGGATAAAGATCTTAAATTCTTGCAAGGGATTGCAGGCGGCGCAATCACGTACACCCCACAAACCCTTACCCAGTTAGCTACGCTACAACATCGAGTTGCAACTCGTAGCGTAGAAAATTGGAACCGCCGATTTAAAGAAATACCTAAGTCGGCAACGGAGGGTTTAGGGATTAACGCCGCGCCCGACGTGCCGCCGCTATCATCCGGTGCAATATTTGCGGTAAACCCTACGACCGGCGCTCGTATTCAGTCTACTGATGGCGGCAAAACATGGAAACCAGCAGGAGCTAAATAATGGCGTTACCACCTGGATTTGAACTTGAGCAAGCCGCGCCGCCGCAACAACTTGCCGGCATGAAATTGCCGCCAGGGTTTCAAATGGAATCTGGTGGTGGCGGCATGCCCGGCCCACGCCGCGCTTGGTCTGATGTGCCCGGCGAAGCGTTAGCCAACGTTGGGCCAAGCGCGATAAATTTTTACAAAGGTTTGGTAACCGCAATTACAAGCCCTGTACAAACTGCAACTGGCATTCTTGACATTGGCGCAGGCGCTTTGCAAAACTTGTTGCCTAAAAGCGTTGTTGATTTGGTCAATCAAATAGACACCAACCCTGCTGCGGCCAAACGCGCAATTGAAGCGGCAAACGCTGCTGGCGGCATGATTAGCGAACGATACGGCAGCATAGAAGGATTGAAAAACACTTTGGCAACTGACCCCGTGGGGGCAGCGTCCGACCTATCATCTTTGCTGACCGGCGGCGCAGGTTTGATTAAAGCCGCGCCTCGCTTAACAGCAGGCGCGTTAAGCCGTGTGGCGCCCTCAGCAGCGCAAGCAGTTGCGGGCGTTGCCCCAATTGCGGAAAAAATCGCCGCGCCTTTGGCCGCTATAGGCACGTATACCAACCCCTTGGCGCCCGTTACTACGGCGGCGGGGTATGGATTGGCTTTAGGTGCTAAAGGCGCAGGCAACGTGATTGACGCTTTGGGCGGCCAACGCGCTGCGGCGCGAGCAGGCAACATCGTTCGCAACGCGCTGACTGAAGAAGGCAGAACACCTCAAAACTTAGCCGCCGCTCGAAATGCGTTGGCCGCTGCGCCGCCAGGCATGACTGTGCGCCAAGCATTGGCGGATGTGACTTCACCGCAAGTGCAATATCTTGGCCAATCGGTTGAAGCTAAAACTGCACCTGGACGTGCGTTGGCCGTAGAAACCGCGCAAGAGGCAGATCGTATGGCGCGTTTGCGAGCCGCCACGCCTGATTTGCAAACCGCAGAGGCAATGCGAGCAAACGTAAGTGGGCCGTTGTACACGGCGGCTACGCAACCGGGTATGGCGATCAACGTTGCACCTTTGACGCAACAGATTGACACGTTGCTCGCCGCCAACCCAGGTAATGCAAAGTTGGTGTCTGCGCTGAATCAAGTAAAAACTGGTTTGGAAAGCAGTGCTGACGCGCAACAAGTGTCTTCAGTTTTGGACAACCTAAAAGATTTGATCGCATCCAAAGACAATAAATTTATTGTCAAAAATTTAACTGGCGTTAAAAACACAATTGAGCAAGCGTTGCCGGGGTATCAAAAAGCGCAACAAGTGTTTGCCGCTGCATCACCACCAGTTAACCAAGCCAAAGTCTTGGGCGCAATGCAAAATGTTCTTGAGCAGCCCCTTGGCGTAGGCGAACGAGCTGGCCCATTTATGACCGCGTTAGGCCGTGGTGAATCAGCGTTGCTTAAAAAATCTACCGGCGCGGCTCGGTACGATGATCTTAGCCAAGTGTTGTCACCACAACAAATGAACGTGGTTAAAGGCGTTGAGTCCGAACTAAAACGCAACGCTGAAGTTGTGCGTCAGACTCAAGCCGGCGCAGATGCCATGAAGATAATCTTGGAGGCTAACCAATCCAAGTTTCGCTTGCCCAGCTTTTTGGATGTCAAGGTCACGTTGACCAATCAGATGCTTGACATCCTCAAAGACAAAATGAGCGCCAACGTGATGAAAGAGTTGGAAAAGGGGTTTCAATCAGCCAAGAGCTTTGAAGACCTTATGAGCAAAGTGCCTGCGTCTGAGCGCTTAGACGTGCTGCGAGCGCTGGGGCAGTCACATAACCAATTGAGCCCGGCCAAGTTGAACGTCTACACACAAGTGCAAAACGCTTTGGCTCCAACACAAGAAAACCAAAACGCATTGAATGCGCCCTACTTTGAAATTCGCGGTGTTGGATCAACTGGACGATGATGGACTACCAAGTGCTCTTCAACATCGCCGTGGCCATTGCCGGGTTCTTCGGCGGGTGGACGCTCAACCGCATCTACATCGCCATTGACCGGCTTGACAGCGACGTGCGCAGCATGCCCCACGATTACGTGAGCCGCGACGACTACAAGGCCGACATCCGCGAGATGCGCGACTTGCTGGGCAAGATTTTCGACAAGCTCGACAATAAGGCTGACAAATGATCGACCTCACCAAGGCGATTGGGGCCGTTGCGGCCAGTGTTGCCGCCCTGGGCGGCAGCTACACGCTGGCCGACAAGTTTGGTTGGTTTGACCGAGCCATTCTTGAATGGTCACCAGAGCATTTTAAGATCGTGGCAGAGGCTGGCCAACCCATCAACGTCACCGTTGCGCGGATTAAAAAGCGCGACGACTGTTCTGTTGAGAGCTTTACCCCAAGCATTCGGGACGCAGCAGGTATGGTGCATGAAGCGACCACCACAGCAAGCAGATTCAGCGGCCCAGCAGGCCCAGAGATTGACACGTTCACCTATCAGCTCACAATGGTACGAAAAGAAAAGATTGCTGAAGGCAAGGCCACCTTGCTGGCGACCATCAAATACAAATTCCC